TGGTAATGCCTTTAAGATTGCGCTCATCAAGGCTTCTCCGACGGGGGACTATGGGGCAGCGACCACAAACTACTCGAATTTGACAGGCGCTTCTGACGAAACGTCTGGGACGGGGTATACCGCAGGAGGCGTTGCGCTTACGAATGTCACTCCAACCTCATCCTCCACTACCGCTTTCACTGATTTCAGTAATGATCCTACGTGGACATCCGCTACCTTCAGTGCAGATGGGGCTTTGATCTACAACACAACCTCTTCTAACAGAGCGGTGTGTGTATTGACATTCAGCGGAACGAAATCGGTTACTTCTGGCAGTTTTGTTATTCAATTCCCATCACCAAACGCAACCGACGCTATTATTCGTATTGCATAAGCCTCCGCCTAAGGGGCGGCAGGAGGCGTTGATCACGTAACAGAGGGTAACCGTAATGGCGACGATTGTAACAAGGGCTGGAAAGGGTTCCCCTCTTACCCACAACGAGGTTGATAGTAACTTTATCAACCTCAATACGGACAAAGTAGAGCTTACAGGCACGTCCCCTGTATCCATCAGCGTTAGCACCGCTGGAAACGCATTGAGCGTTACCCAGTCTGGCGCTGGCAATGCTTTGCTTGTTGAGGACAGTGCCTCACCAGACAGCACCCCATTCATCGTCACTGCTGACGGCAGGGTCGGCATGGGCGTGCCGAACGCAAGCTATTTTCCGGGGAACATTGGGCTTTACATTACCGCTAATGATGGTAACTACAGGGTTTTGTTCCAGAGGATGTCGGACGACAGTAGTGGGCCACAATTCTTTTTTCGAAAGGGGCGCGGCACAGTTGAGGTGCGCACGGGGGTCCAGAGCGGCGATAGACTCGGGACGATTTCGTATTCTGGTCATGTAGACACATCAAACAATTACGAAGCTGCGTCAATTTTCGCCGAAGTTGACGGCACTCCCGGCATTAACGACATGCCTGGGCGGCTTGTATTCAGTACGACGGCGGATGGAGCCAGCTCTCCGACAGAAAGAATGCGAATTGACAACGCCGGGAACGTTGGGATTGGGGGAACCCCAACCGTTGACCTGTTGCGACTTACAGGAACCGCTGCGGGTGGCACGACGATCAACGGACTTACCATTGACGAAACGGTGGGGAGCGGGGTTACAGCAAATTATCGCAGCGTTCTAAGCCGTCCAATTTTGCAGAACGCAACGTTCACTCTAAACAATCTTTATCATTTTTATGCGAATCCGCAAACAAAACCCGCCGCCGCAACTCTAAGCAATCAGTACGGATTCCACGCGGAAGCAACCCTAACTGACGCAACCGCGAACTATGGGTTTTATGGAAACATTGCCTCCGCTGCTGGGCGTTTTAATTTTTACGCAGGGGGGACGGCTCCGAATTACTTTGCCGGGAATACAACCTGCAACACCGGCCTTACGGTAAACGGAACCACGAATCTTTCCTCGCTCACTGCAAGCACCGCGCTTGCGCTTGATTCAAGCAAAAACATAGTCAGCGTCACGAATACGGGAAGCGGCGATAATGTGCTAGCCACGAGCCCTACGCTAGTAACCCCCAACTTGGGCACTCCCTCTGCCATAACGCTAACCAACGCGACTGGCACCGCTTCAATCAACATCAATGGAACTGTTGGAGCGACGACTCCTACCACAGGAGCCTTCACTACTCTCAGCGCCTCGTCATTGGGCCTGAATGGATCATCTTCTGGCACAGTCACGGTTAACACCGCAGCCGCTGCGGGAACTTGGACTCTTACTCTGCCGACCTCTGCGGGCACCAATGGATATGTTCTGTCGACCGACGGGGCAGGGGTTACCTCTTGGGTCGCTCAGTCTGGCGGGGGTGGGGGAGTTACTTCTTTCAGCGCCGGAACAACGGGCCTGACCCCAAACACAGCCACCACAGGCGCTGTTACGTTGGCGGGCACTCTAGCGGTTGCTAACGGCGGGACGGGTGTCACGACCTCGACGGGAACTGGATCGGTCGTGCTATCAAACTCCCCCGCGCTTGGAAGCATAGGCATAGGCACTTCCGCAGGGACTGCCATTGGAGCAGTCATCGGCGGAACATTATCAGGCTCTACTTCCGGCGCTTCAATTCAAGCGCAACCGACGATTGGAAGCGGCATCACCGGCGAGTATACGACATACAAAAGCAGGCCGATAACCCAAGCCGCGACTTTTACGCTGGCAAATATGGTGCATTTTTATGCACAGCCACAGGCAAAAGGGGCGGGCTCAACGATTACTGCGCAATACGGAGTTCTAGTAGACACCGGCCTCACAGATGCTTCGACTGTCAATTACGCTTTCTATACCGGGCTAGCAGCTTCGGGAACTACTAGGTACGCTTTTTATAGTGCTGGGTCTGCGCCGAATTTCTTTAGTGGGGTTGTAAGAGTCGGCTCTTCATCAACAGCCGGAGACCAAGCCCTTAACGTAGGCGGCGCGGTGCGAGTATCAGGCGCCACCAGCGCTAACCAAACCTCTGCCGGCACGATGGATTTCAATACTGCAAGCGGCCAGATGCGTTTTTTGTCATGGGGAGCGAGTGGAACCCAAGGTATTTTTACTTGGTGGACAGGCGCTGGCGCAGCGTCTACTACGCAGCGCATGACCTTAAATGGTTCCAACAATCTTGGACTTGCAACGTCTACGTTTGGGACTAGTGCAACCAATACCTTCTCCGTTTTTACTGGAACAGCTCCTACGACCGGCGTGGCCGACACGGTTCAGTTCTACAGTTCGGACTTGTCAGCGGGGAATACGATCCCAAGTTATTACACCGAGGGAACTAACGTCGGAACTGGGACACCGACCGCCAACCGAACCATCGCGGTTCGGTTTAATGGCACTGTATACTACTTGCTTGCATCAACTATACCGTAAGGAGGGGACATGGAAATTAAACTCACACTTTCCGTAGAAGAAGTAAACGCTGTTTTGCAGACTCTTGGGCAGTTGCCCACGTCTTCTGGTGCGTGGCCCCTGGTAGTCAAGATCAAATCGCAGGCCGAAAGCCAGATCCCAAAGGCCCCTGAAGGAGACAACCAATGATCACGTACACGTGGACGGTTACTGCAATGGAAGCGGTTACTGAAGGTAGTTTGGATAACGTAATTGTTATCAGCTACTTTACCTGTTCAGGAGAAGAAAACGGGCTTAAGGGCGCTGCCTCCAGCGACTGCACGCTACTTCCCCCGGACCCTGCTAATTTCATTCCGCTTGATCAAATCACGGAACAAGAAGCGGTAACCTGGACGTTGCAGGCCCTTGGTTCTTCCGGCGTCCAGAAGTACGAAGAGATGGTTGCCGCTCAGATTGAAGGACAGAAAACGCCGGCCCCGCAGTTCGTAGACTTGCCGTGGCTGCCGCCGCCAAACTGATGGGCGATTAGGTGAGCGCCTATTCTGACCAATATGTTGAATACGGATACTGGGTATCAGGGTATGCGGTAGGAGACATCACCTACGGGGATGTCTCCGGGGCTGAAGGGACTGGCAACTCCGGTACGGTATCGGTTGTCACTGGAAACATTGTTGATGTTTCTGGGACCTTTGGCACAGGTCAGATAGGAACAGTTCAAGTAATTGGAAGCGTGACCTATGAGGTCACGGGTGTAGCTGGTTCCGGCCAGGTAGGGACGGTCTCCACTGCGCAGAACTTTTCTTTTCTGGCAACCGGAGTCCAAGGGACCACGGCCCTTGGGTCTGTTTCCACCGCCGCCAGCACGTTTGCATCGGTTACCGGCACAGAAGCAGCGGGTACGGCGGGGCAGGTTCAGACCTCCCAAAGCGTTGTTTACGAAACAACGGGGGTTTCCGGGACAAGCCAGGTTGGTACTGCGTCCGCGCTCCCGACAACCCTGGCATCCGTATCTGGGGTAAGTTGCTCTGGAGCGGTGGGAACCGCCTCTGCGTCCACTCTTTCTGGCGTCGTGGGCCTTGGTCAGTTGGGCTATGTTGTTGTTTGGGCGTCAATAAACGACAATCAAACTCCCGGCTGGGCCGTGGTCAATGACGCCCAAACAGCCAACTGGCTGACTGTTTCAGACTCACAGACACCCGCATGGGCTGCCGTAGAGGGAACTTCTTCCCCAGGGTGGTCTGTTGTAGACGATTCCCAGACCGCGACATGGTCACGAGTAGCATAGGAGCGAGCGAATGGCTACATACACGAATCTTGGCATCAAGCAGATCACCACGGGCGACGAATCCGGCACGTGGGGCGATTCGACCAACACCAACTTTGATTACTTTGACACGGCCATTGTCGGCTATGTCAGCGTTACGCTTGCTTCTGCGGGTAGTTCCGGTTCCCCGAACACGCTCAATGTTGCGGATTTTGCGGCGTCCAATGGGCGGAACAGGATTGTTGAGTTCGTGGACGCGGGTGATCTCGGGGGCACGGCCTATGTTCAGGTTACCCCAAATGATTTTGAGGGGTATTACTTTATTCGGAACGGGCTTTCGGGAAATCGTAGTATTTTGCTTTTCCAAGGGACGTATGACGCTGCTCGTGACTACGAGATCCCGAACGGGAAAGACATCGTCGTACGTTGTTCTGGGGGCGGTAGCACGTCTTACATCTACAATGTGCTAGAAAACCTGCAGGTAGGGAATCTTTCGGTATCTTCGCTGACGGCCAGTACGGCGCTTGCGCTTGATGCGAACAAGAATGTGGCCAGCGTTACCAATACAGGCACTGGCAACAACGTTTTGGCCACCAGCCCAACGCTTGTTACGCCTGTCCTTGGGACTCCCACTTCTGGAACGCTGACGAACTGCACGGGGTTGCCTGTTTCGACTGGTATTTCTGGTCTGGGGACGGGTGTCGCGACGTTTTTGGCCACCCCTTCCTCCGCAAACCTTATCGCGGCTGTCTCTGACGAGACGGGTACTGGATCGCTTGTATTTGCGACGAGTCCGACTCTTGTCACGCCTCTTCTTGGAACGCCCACTTCTGGAACGCTGACGAACTGTACAGGGTTGCCTGTTTCGACTGGTATTTCTGGTCTGGGGACGGGTGTCGCGACGTTTTTGGCCACCCCTTCCTCCGCAAACCTTATCGCGGCTGTCTCTGACGAGACGGGCAGTGGATCGCTTGTATTTGCGACGAGTCCGACTCTTGTCACGCCCGTTCTTGGAACTCCTACTTCTGGAACGCTGACAAACTGCACGGGACTGCCTGTTTCTACGGGGATCTCCGGTTTTGGAACAGGCGTTGCAACTGCTTTGGCGGTAAACGTCGGGTCTTCTGGGGCTTTTGTGACTAATGGAGGTGCGCTTGGTACGCCTTCGTCCGGCACGGTGACGAATCTTACTGGCACGGCTTCGATTAACATCAATGGAACGGTGGGAATAACAACCCCTAAGGCGGCGAGATTTTCTCGGTCGGACAGTCTCCTCGCCGTTGTAAATGTGACGGGAACAGACAGTTCGGCTACTAGTGCGAGCCAAGCGTTTACAGACGATATAACGCTGTCAACTAGCACTAACCAATACCACGTTTCCTATTGGTCAACCCCAACGGTAAGTGCTACTACCCTAACTAATTTATTTTCTTTTTATACGACGGGGTGCCAACTGGGAGTGGGGGCGTCGGTCACCAACCAGTACGGATATTACGTAACAGCTGCCCTGACCAATGGAACAAGTAATTATGGCTTTTACTCTAACCTAGCTGTCTCCGGCACAAGCCGCTACAACTTCTACGCCGCAGGCAGTGCCCCGAACTACTTCGGTGGCAGCACAGTAATCAGCGTCACCGACAACACTAACGCTGCCCTGCGCGTCACGCAGCTTGGAACGGGTAACGCGCTGGAGATCGAGGACACTACTAACCCAGACTCCTCTCCTTTTGTGGTGGATGCGAACGGGGTTTTGATCAAAGGCCGTTCAACCACGGTATCCACCAAGGTATTGACTACTGCCGGGACGCTTGATGTTCAGGTTCATGGGACAGGTGCCGCCACCTCATCTATGGCGTTGTTTAACTACGCAAACAACGCGACCTTCCCATCCTTCTTTGTTTTCAATAAAAGCAAATCCGGGGCCAGTGGCACACTAAGCGCGGTCACGGACGGCGACAACCTTGGTCTTATCCAGTTTAATGGCGCAGACAGCGACGCGACCTCGACGTTCAATCCCGGCGCATATATTTCTGCGCAAGTAGCAGGAGCAGTCGCCGCATCTTCAATTCCAGCCAGACTAAACTTTTCGACTACAGCGGTCGGAGCAACAACTCCAGTCACTACTGTGCAAATAGCGTCCACCGGCCTTACCGTCATACGTGACGCAGCTGGCCTCGGGTACGGCACGGGTTCTGGCGGAGCTGTCACGCAGGCCACCAGCAGAACAACCGGCGTCACGCTAAACAAGACGAACGGCGCAATTACGCTGGTCTCTGCGGCGGGGACTGCGACATGGCAGAGCTTCACTGTTACCAATAGCACGGTGGCTGCGACTGACGTAGTAATCCTCAGCCAGAAGAGCGGGACGGACCTGTACATGATGCACGTCACGGCGGTAGCTGCGGGCTCGTTCCGTATCTCATTTGCTACAACCGGAGGCACGACGACAGAGCAGCCGGTGTTCAACTTTGCGGTCATCAAGGCGGTGGCGGCTTAAGGAGTGCGGTCATGGCTCTTCTTCGTTTGGCATTAAAGCCGGGCATAGACAAACAAAATACAGAGTACGGGGCGGAGGGCGGTTGGACCGACTGCGACTACGTGCGTTTTCGCTATGGCCTTCCTGAAAAAGTAGGCGGCTGGACGTGGTTCGAGCAGCTTGAAACCTATCTCGTTGGCGTCGTATGTCACTCGAGATCTTGGACTTCTCTGGCGGGTGTCCCTTACATGGTAGTGGGGACAACAAAGAAGCTGTACGTCTATTCCGGCGGTCTTTGGGACGACATCACGCCGCTGCGGGCAACGACCGCCGCTGGAGACGTTACTTTTGCGGCGACCAACGGGTCTCCGACCCTTACGGTTACCGACACCGCTCACGGCGCGTTGGCCGGGGATTTTGTTAAGTTCAGCGGGGCCAGTTCTCTCGGAGGAAATATCACGGCTTCTATTTTGAATGCCGAATATGAAGTTACCTCAGTTCTGACCGCGAACACCTACACCATAACGGCTCCCGTTAATGCCAATGCTTCTGACAGTGGTAACGGAGGAGCCTCGGTTGTAGGGGCCTACCAGATTTCGATTGGCTTAGACATCAACTACTTCGACTTTGGGTGGGGCGTTGGAGTGTGGGGTGGTGGGACATGGGGAACCCCTCGTGCTGCCGGCCTAGGCCTGTTTGCTCGAATTTGGCAGTTCGATAACTACGGCGAAGACATGGTCTGCCAAGTCGTGAACGGCGGAACATACTACTGGGACACCAGCGCAGGCCCTAGCACACGCGCTTCCCAGATCTCGGGAGCCCCTACCAAAAGTACGTTCGCCCTTGTCTCTACCCCTGATCGACACCTGGTGTGTTTTGGGACCGAAACAACGATTGGAACTGCGGCTACTCAAGACCCCATGTTTGTGAGGTTCTCCTCCCAGGAGGACATTGGGAACTTTGCCGAGACTGCCACCAACACCGCGGGAGGTCAGCGGCTCACGGACGGCAATCAGATTGTCACGGCGCTCCGGTCACGCGGCCAGATACTTATCCTGACGGACACGTCATTGCACGGCATGCAGTACATCGGGCCGCCATACACTTTCGGTTTCCAGCAGCTGGGTGCAAATTGCGGATGCATCGGGGCCCATGCAGCGGTAGACATCAACGGCCTGGCGTTCTGGATGAGCCAGGAGGCGTTCTACGTATTCGACGGAACGACCAAAAAGCTTCCCTGCACTGTTCAGGACTACGTGTTCGACGACATCAATTCCGTGCAAGGAACCCGCGTTTTTGTGGGCCTGAACTCCGATTTCAACGAGGTCACATGGTTTTACTGTTCGCAGAATTCGGACTACATCGACCGCTGCGTGACGTTTAACTACCTTGAGCAGGTCTGGAGCATTGGAACCATGTCTCGGACGTGGTGGGAGGATGCCTCGGTGTTTAAGTACCCGACAGCGTTTTCCTACCTGCCAAGCAGCACTGAAAGCACTATTTCGACGGTTTATGGCCTGTCGGCGGGAAGGTCTCCCGCGTACGCGCAGGAGTACGGAAAGAATGCGGTTGACGAGGCCATCACGGCCTACATCCGTTCGGGCTACTTTGACATTGGCGACGGAGACAACATGCTCTTCATGAGCAGATTCTTGCCTGACTTCAAGGAGCAGGAGGGAGACCTTACGGTCCACTTGTTGCTGCGGGCATACCCGCAGGGCACTGCTTCCCCCAGCTCCCTGGACCCATACACGGTAACGCCTACGACGACCAAGATCGACACCAGGGCGCGGGGCAGGCAAATCTCGCTTCGGATCGAGAGTGACGAGATTGACACCAAGTGGCGGTATGGAACCCTGCGTGTAGACTTGCAGCCGGACGGGCTTAGATGAGCAAGATTCTCAACGTCCGCCTGCCCAACGCTGTCCCGCGGGAGTACAGCCCGGAGCAGTTCAACCAGCTTGTGCGGTCGCTTGAGCAGGTCATTTTCCAGCTCAACACAAGCTACACCCCGACCACGACCGAGAGCACGGACGGGGCAGGGCGTTGGTTTGGGGGCACGGCGGGCCCCTCCGGCATTTCTGGGCCGCAAGGTGCCCAGCAACTCCTTCTTCCTCACGGGGCTTTCAGGAGTAACCAAGACCAGACGGCGGCATCTACGACTGTTGGCTATGCAATCACGTACAACGTGACAGACCTTTCAGAGGGGGTATATGTCACCAACTCCTCGCGGGTAAACGTGGACTACGCAGGGGTTTACAACGCCCAGTTTAGCCTTCAGTTGATCAATACGGACAGCCAAATACATGACGTTGATATCTGGTTCTCAAAGAACGGCACTAACATTGCGGACAGTAACAGCCGGTACAGCGTTACCTCCTCTCACGGAGGCGTGGACGGAGGTCTAATTGCCGCCCTTAACTTCTACCTGGACCTTAATCCAGGGGATTACTTCGAAATCTACTGGAGCACGACAGATACGGCGGTTTCTCTCCAGCATTTGCCCACGGCGACTTCCCCGACCCGTCCAGCAACGCCTTCTGTCATCCTGACGGTGGGTTATATCTCCTCTTTGAGCTAAAAAAATGGCAAATAAGTACTTCCGGCAGCGGCTTTCCCCCAGTGCTACGACGGAAACCGACCTTTACACGGTTCCGCCTGCCAATACGGCCATTTTAAGCTCGTTGAGGGTGACTAATGGCAACGGTTCGCGGGCCTCGATCACTGTTTCTCAGTACGTTAGCGGGTCTGCCACGGAATATTACCTGCTAAGGTCCTACGTTCTCGCCCCAAATAGCACCCTGGACGTTTTTAACGGAGTTCCGTGCATTTTGGAGGCTGGAGACAAGATTACCGTGGAATCCTCCGTGGCCACGGTTTATTTCTACCTGTCCTACTTGGAAGTGGACAGAAACTAGGTTTTTGACGCATTATTAGTGCCATCTTCGCGTCCTTTCCACGGCGCGCGGCCCACGGGCCATGGCACATTACAGGAAAGGTATGAAACATGGCTGAAGGTATCATGTCCCTGCCCGATTCTCCCGAAATGACGGGGGAATTTGACGCCACTGCTAGTCCAGAAACTGGCCCGGAAGTTTCTCCCGAGGACCGTAAGAAGTTCGAGGACGCGGTTCGTGAGTATGCCAACGCCGACCCGGTTCGGTTTGGCAACGACCTCATGGGCGCGGTTGAAGAGGCTGACCCAGAGACGGTACGCGAATTTCGAGACGTTTTGTCTTCCGTAGACATGCCCGATGAGCTGGTTGATGCCATGGGGCAGATGGTTGACGCTTTGATGAGCGAACCAGAGAACTACGAAGAAAACCGGCAGGAGTTTATTGCGGAAGGGGTTCCGGAAGAACTCCTGCCGGTGACGTTTGATGCCGCCTATTTCACCGCTCTAAACATCGCGCTTGACCAGATTTCCGAGCAGAAAAACAGCCGCCCGGAAATGCCTGACAACATGGAATTTGCCGAAGGGGGCCTTGCCACCTTGGCTGATATGGGCCGTGGTCCTGACACCATGCTGGCGCACATCACGCCTTCCGAGGCACGATTGCTGCGCCGCAGGGGCGGAAGTGGAACCATAAACCCCGATACAGGACTGCCAGAGTTTTTCTTCAAAAAGCTCTTCAAAGCCGTTGGGAAGGTCTTCAAAGGCGCGGTAAACGTCGTTAAAGCCATCGTCAAACCAATCGTTAACGTCGTCAAGAAAGTAGCTGAAAATCCTATCGGAAGGGTTCTCCTCACTGTCGGAGCAACGATGCTCCTTGGTCCGGGAAGCGCGCTTTTTGGTGGAGCTGGCTTGGCGGGCTCGCTTGGCATGGCGGCCATGCCCAACCTGGCGCTGGCTTTCAACACCGCCGCGGCAAGCACTTTGGTGAACTGGGCAGGCGGTCAGAAATTTGGCGATGCACTTAAGGGCGGATTGTTGACTGGCGCCACAGTGGGCATTGGCTCCAAGGTGCTTAATCTGACTCCAGAGGCATACACCAAGGCGGCAGAGGCCGCGAAAGGATCTGCCGCAGTAAAAACGGCTGGACTCGGCGAAAGTTATGCAGGGGACATGCCGGAAGCCACTCCCCTGCCCGAAGGGGGTGCCAATCAGGCTATCACCTCCGCAAAGGCGTCGGTTCCCGACGCTGCCACCAGTGCAACGGATATCGCGGCAAAAGCAGGTTCTCCCACCACAGCGACCAAGGCCGTCGAACAATCGTGGCTTGGCAAGACCTTTGGAAAGCCCGGTGAATGGGTCAACGACAACATTCTACCCGGCGGTATTAAGCAGAAGGGCGAAATCGCAGCCAACGAAGCGTTTGACAGCACCTACAAAGACGCCATTGCCGGAGGCTTAAGCGACAAGGCCGCTACTGCTAAGGCACTGCTTGCAAAAGAGGCAGCTGTCCCCGGACTTCTTCGGACCTACGGCCCGCTTGCTGCCGTCGGGATAGGGGGCGCGTATTTGGCGGGGGCTTTTGACCCCGCCACGGGAGAAGAAGCAGCGCCCCCGCCAGGCTACGAGGGGATGATCGACGAACGCTATGCTGGAAAGACCGGCTATCAATTGATCGAAGAAGACCCCGAGAAATGGGCCTTCAAAAGAGGAGATTATTCCACTGGGTATCATGGGTTTGACCCCTACTCCTCAAACTACCTCTCGGGGTCCGCGCCTCAGTACGCTGCCAAAGGCGGGGAAATGACGCTTGATGATTTTCCCCGTAAGACTGGCAAGATCGACGGCCCTGGAACCGGGACTTCGGACTCAATTCCAGCGATGCTTTCCGACGGAGAGTTTGTATTCACCGCAAAGGCGGTCAGGGGCGCGGGCAACGGCTCTCGGCGTGCGGGCGCTGCTCGCATGTATGCCTTGATGAAGTCGCTGGAGAAGTCCAATGCCTGAAACTACTTATACCAGCCAAATCGTCAGAGAGGCCCCGGAGGTTGAGGCCCAAAAAGCTGCGGTTATTAAACTAGCGCAGGACGAACTTAAAAAAGATTTTCAACTTCCCGCATACGTCGCAGCAGGACTTTCGCCTACCCAGCTTCAGGCCATGGACCTTGCTCAGCAAGGTATCGGCCTCTACGAACCCTACCTCGAGGCTGCCTCAGATGCCATTACCCAGGGCCAAGACCTGGCGATGCTGGGTGCGCAGGACATCTACGGCATCAACATGGACCCGCAGTTCCAAGCTGCGCGAGAAGCCTACCAGCAGGGGATAATTTCGGCTGACCAGCTGGACCAGTACCAGCAGAACATTGCCGCAGGCCAGAGGTACATCCAGCGAGGGGCAGGTGTCGTGGGCCGCGCTGCTGGAATGGCGGACGACTACCTACAGGCCGACCTCGCGCGCGCTCAGGGCCTGATGGGTCAAGGGGCGGCAGCCGTTCGCAGCGCGGAACCTGACTTTGGGGCAGCGGAA